AGCAATAGGGTTTGTCTTTTTTCCGTCTATTAATACAGGGGGTAATCTAAAGCCTGTACCTTCTTCTACTAGGTTAAGAGCTTCTTTCTTAGGTAAACTATCTAACGTAGCTGCACCAGCCATCTTTATAGAAGCTATACCTAACTTTTCTTTAAGTTTATTCTCTACTTGCTCTTTGGCAGGTCTATTATTTTCTTTCTCTAATACTTTAGAACCGAATGTAGCAAATATACTATCCCCATTTTCATCTAACATTCCTAAAGTTGCTTGTTGTTTTTTAGAGAGTTTAGATTTCATAGCATTCTCTATCTTACATACTTTAAGAGGAGCTTCAAGTGCTTTTAAGTTTTTACTAATTGCTCCTGCGTTACCAGATACATCTTTTAAACTAAGTTCAATGGCGTCGGCTGTGATTAACATAGCTGCTGCAAATTCTTTTAGTAAGTTAAGAAGGTCTGCAAACTTAGTTGTAAAGTTAGTAGGTTGTGCAAATATTAAACCTCCAGGAGGTCCAGGTGGAGTACCTATAGCTTGTGGAACAGGTAGGGCTAATATGATATCTACTGCTGCTAATATACCTTTTATAGGAGCACGTATTCCAGGGGGTAAGCCTGCAAATACAGCAACGTTAGCTGTTACCTTACCTGATAAAGAAGATAGCTGTGTTAGCTTATTATCTAATTTGTTTAGTTCGGCATCACCAGGGCACCCTTTAGCTCTTAGCTTGTTGGTGCTAGTGGTTACAGCTTTCATTCCTTTAGCTATAAGTATACCTTGAGCTTTACCGATTTGTGTACCGATAGCAGCGTGTAGATTAGGTGGTTTAAACTTTTCAAATGGCATACTACTCTGTAAATACTTTTAGTGAATCTAAATCGTCTATGGCTTTTTTTATTTGTCCTAATGGAGAAGCCATTGAAGCTCCATGTGCTTTGATTTGTGTTAACCCTCCGGCTGATGATCCAGCTGGTGCTACTCCTGCTAAAGCTTTACCTAACCTTTCTAGCTCGGATAATAAGTCTTTCATCCATGCTTGTGTTGTTGCTCCAAGTAGAACTGGTTCTCTTTCTCCAAAGGCTTCAGTACCTAGATAAACTTTAGTAGCGTCTAGAGCTACATACTCTTGTCCGTCGAAGCTGATTGTGTTAGCGTTTCCTGCTACTGCTTCAGTACCAGATAAAAGTATACTCTCTTCTTTAGCGTTAAAGTAAAGTCTTCCTGAGTTTATTAGTATTTGAGATCCTTGATAGGCATCTGCTTTATCAGGTTCTCCATCCCATGCATCTCTTTTTTCATTAGCTTGAGTAAGGCTAACTGTATGGTCTTCCACCATATATATAGAAGCAGGATCATCGTTTATATTCTCTACTATAGTTGAATCAGGTGTAGCTCCATTCTTACCGTTACTTATTATGGTTATCGGTTTTTGGTCGTTATTCTCAACAAACATTTGTTCGTGATCTACACCAGTAAACCGGACTGTTTGACCTTGTCTACCTTCAATTATAACATCACCTTGGAAAGGCTGTAGCGGTGCTACATTAGCTTTATCTTCAAAGTTATATCCTAATTCTTCTAATCCTTGTTGTGTATCGGGAAATGCGTTAACGTGAGGGTTGTTCCACATGTTAACAATAGTAGTGTAGTAGCTTCTTGAATTGTTACTATTAGATTCATCTCTATCTACAGCAGGTGCTGCTTGTAGTAGGACTACTTCGTTAAGTAGGGGGTAGATTTTAAAGTTACTATTAATAGGGTAGGCTATATCTAAAAGGACTGGGTCGCTTTCATCTTGGTATTCACCTATTATTCTATATTTTATAGCTCCTAAGGCTTCCATTTGCCCGTATGTTTCCCATTCAGGATGTGTATCATCTAATATGATATCAACTACCCTAACTGGAATTACAAAAGGATAAGAGTCTCCTGAAGAGTTCTTACCTAGTGCAAACGAATCAAACCCTGTGCCGAATTTATACATTATTCTTCTGTTTCGTCTTTGCTACCTTCTCCTAATTTATCTTGAATATCTTCTGTATCTTCTAATAAAGCAGCTAATTCCGTAGGATCAAAGAAGCTATCTCCATCTCCTTTAGCTTGTGCAGACTCTATACGTTGTACGATAGCTGCCATCTTTATTAATGCATCATCATTCTTTACTCCTATTTCCATGTACTCTTTTATCATAGGTACAATCAAAGTTGCATCACCTATGTTTTCTATAAGAGGTTTTAGCTCGTTTATTAACGCTCTTACTTGAGTTCTGGTTTGAGAGGAGTTATCGTGAATCTCTCCAAATAAATCAGATAAAGTCTTATCTTTAAAGATTTTTTTATCTAATGCCATTGTTTTGTTTTATTATAAATATCTTAAACGGCATTTATCTCTAAAAGTCCTATATCGTAATACTTCTGATACTTTTGATAGAACTCTTCTTTTAGTTTAGATATGACTCTAGTTAAGTGAGGAGTTTCACAATCAGTCATCTCTCTAATATAAATATACAGGGCTTTCTTCTTGAACATCTGTAGATCTGATCTTGTTTTAAAAATAGTTAAAACTGCATCTGCGATTTTAAGTTCTTGTTCTTTTACAAATATAGTATCTATTTTCTCATACATCTCATCAACCCAGTCATCCATAAACTTACTAAGTGTCTTCTTACTTACACTTTCTTTTATTTCTGAAGGATCATAGGAGTCTTCGTAATCAGAGAAAGAGCCTATTTGTTTAAGCCTTTTATAGTTCTTGTTGTTGTAATTGATTAGCCACCTTTTAACTATAGTACCAAAGTAAGAATATGCTTTTGCTCCATTAGTAGGATCAAACTTCATTATCTTCTCCTCTAAGAGGACTGTGACTATCTCGTGCTTTAGGTCTTCTATTTGTTCTACATCAGTATAGTAAAACTTAAAGGTGTGTATAATATTCTCTGCTAACTTATAGAAGGGTAAGTATATATGCTCTGTAAATATTTTAGCTCTATACTTAGAATCAGTAGAGACGTTATATCTAACAATGTACTCTTCTGTTTCCTTTGTGAAGTAATTAGCTTTGCTTTTCTTTCGTGCCATAATTTTCCGGGAGCATATATCGGTCTAGCTCTTTTTGTACTAGTTTTAGTTGTTCAAAAAAATAACCGACCTCATCGTCTGATTCAAATACCCCATTCTCATCAAGCCTTTGCAGGTGCTTTTTCGAATCTCTTAAAATCTGTGAGATTCTCTGAAGATATTGTGTTTGGTCTATTGTTATATCTTCATACTGTTCATTCTTTAACAATAGGTTTCTTACAATATAAGATAAAAAAATTATAATAGCAACTAATATTCCGGAAATAATGTAAAAAGTTGTTGGGTTAATATTCATTTTAAAGGTTTTTTAGTATATTATTTAATCCCTGAGAGGAATTTACTGCTCTTCCTGTAGAGCTCTTAGTCTTTACTTGTTTAGGTTTAGAACTACCACCGCTTCTCTTCCACATATCGTATTCTACTTTAGAAGCTAAGAAATCTGCTGTATGTAGAACTGATACTAAAGCTGTTTTTTGTCTAGAAGACTCAACATTACTGAAGAAGTATGCTTCATTTGCTTTATCAAACACTCCGTCATGGCATCTAATACCTAAAAACTCTTTTTGATCTACTTTTATTCCAAACTTCTGAAGTATAAATAAAGATCTATCAGGAATTAACATAAAATCTAGATCAGGGTTATAAGTATACATTTCTGAAAGCTTATCTTGTCTCCATTTATCTGTTTGAGGTATGTAATTAGGTCGATCACCATCACCTATCTTACCTAAATCGTGAAATAAAGCAGCAAATACTAATTGCTCTTCTGTATAATCAAGAGTACCTCCCATTTTTTCGTATAATCTTGACTGCTCTATAGCAAATTGTACTACTCGATTGACGTGGTCTACATATCCTCCGGCAAAAGCATTGTGATACCAAGTTTTACCACTAGCAGGAGCCATAACATAGGTATCCTCCATGTGGTTTAACATCTTTTTAATAGAATCTGCTCTATCACCGATGTAAGTATCGATAATTTTAAGATGCTTCTCGTAATTCTTTTGTATTTTTTCTGCTTCTAACATAGATAACCTTTTTAAATTTATTATTAATTATTATATATTGTTTATTTTATTTATATATTATTATATTAATATTATTATATTATTAATTATATTTTTATATATTATCTTATATAACATATATCGAAGATATTAAATTTAAGGCAGAAAGGCAACTATTCTATAATAAATTTTTCAACAAAGTGATCTTTTATTAGAGATTCACCTATATCCCACCTCACCTTCATGTAAATACTTATAGTATCCCCTATCATAGTAGGAGGAAATGGACCTACTACACGCTTAGTACTAAACCTACCTTCTTCATCATCTGAAAAGTATATCGAAGTGTTCTGGACTACCGGTACTATGGTTCCATCGAACTGACTTAGATATATAGTTGTATTCTCATACGGTATTGGAGTTCCATTATAAGTCCATAATCCCAACCACGGCTGATATAAGCTAATAGTAAACGCAACCGAATCATTCAGCACAAAATAAGAATCGGTATCAAATTGAGCCTCTACTACAGATTCATTATTGTACCTATACTCCCAAGAAGTCTTATCTGCATATACATCTAGAGAAAAGTAAGGGTAATACTCACTCGTCCAATCTAGTTCTGCATGGTAATACCCATTACTGTCTTTAATAAACGTAGACTCTATACTAGCATTACAATCACCCAACTCACAAGGGGGAGAGAAGGTTTCTTTCTCGCAAGAGGAGAGGGCGGTAAGGAGAATAAGCGAAGCCGCCGCGCGAAACGCGCGCACGTTGCACCGCGATTTAGTTATGTATAACATATGGTTTACCAATTTCATCTAATAAGTGTTTAGCTTCTTCGATATTAATATTAAAAAACTCTTTTCTATTATTTACTCTTACTTCACTTAGCTCTTCATGAACTAACTGCTCTACTTCGTATCCATTGACACAAGGTAAGGCATACTCTACGATAAAATCTGTCGGTATACCCGTAGCTCTATTTATCTCCTTTACTCTACCCTCCGGGTCTCCATTAGTATAACCTATCTTTACCATACCAGGCATAGAGGGGTTAGAGAGTATATATACCCATTGTGCGTTCGGTACATTAGTAGGTATCTGATATGAGAGCTTCTTATCACTATAGTACGTTACAGTATCCCATCCTTCGGCTGCTTGCTGA